GGGCGGCAAAGTAAAGATTGATCTTCGTGAAGCATCAACGCTTACAGGGTCTGGTGCTGATATTGGTGGTCGCACTTATTTTGATGATGCTTTTGCAACATTACGTTTTGCAAATCCTATTCGCGCCATGTCTCGCGTTGTGTCTGCGGCTGGTTCTGCTGTGCAATTTGTGGCAAAGACAGGTAATGCGGCCAACCAGACAAATCCTTTTGGCTATACATTTACGCCAGACAGCGGTACTCCAAACACCGCCACATCAATCTGGCAATTGCCTACCCGTGTGATTACAGCCCAGTTGCCTGTGCGTACTGCGGTTATGTCTGACATTAACTATCTTGACCAGACAATCATTGATGATTTGATGCTTGAATTTGCACAAATCGAAGGCGCATCAATGGTGCTGAATAATGACCAAGCGGGTTCAACTACTACTTCCAATGGTGGCACAAGTGGTTTGCGCGGATTAAATATGTACGCAAGTGCCGCTTCATCTGCTTATGGCTCTAGCGGTACTGCAATCACAAACGGTATTCACTCGATTGCTACGTTTACGCAAGCGGCAGCGGCTGTGACTTATTCTGACATTACAGATATGGCTCGTTTGTTCCCTGCTCAGTATTGGAACTTGCCCGGCACTGCGTGGATGATGCACCCACAGACAATTCACGAATTGCGTAACCTTGGCGGTGCTACTGCTATCAAACAATTCGCAGAAGTTGGCGATGATGATGGCGGTGCTGTTATGAATGTGTTTGGCTTCCCTGTTATTGCAAATCCAAATATGCAAACAACAGGTGCGGGCAAATTTAATATTTACTTGGCTAACTGGCCACGATTTGTAACGATTGCTGATGTGCAGGAAATGACCGTACAGGCAATGGAACAAACGGCCCCAGGCTTTGTGACTCTGTTCGCAGAGAAACGCCTTGTAAGTACCGTGCGTGACCCGTTTGCTGGCATCCGTTTGGTAGGTGTATAAAACATGGCTGTCGAGAATCAAACCCTCGCGCCCTTTTATTCCGACCAGCGGAATCCGTTTAACTACGCCAAATTTGAGCAAGTTGACCGTGACGTAGCAACGCCTTGGCTAACCCTTTCTGAAATCACGCAACAATTAAATTTGTTTGATGATGAAAGCCAAGACACATACTTGCAGTCTTTGGAACTGGCCACAAGGATGGCCATTGAAGACTTTATTGGTGCGGCTATTTATCCAACCACCTACAAGGTCTATTACCCTAACTTTGGCTTGTACAACACAGCGGTGTTTTTGGATTTGCCTGAAGTGGCCGTAACTGCTTTTAACACGGTTGGCGTAATCATTAACAAGGTGGAGTTTTATTCCACATCAAACACAGTACCAGTTACGATTGCATCAACACAATATTCATACGACCCAACGGGTAATCGTGTTATTTTGAACACAATCCCTAACACGTTGAATCAGACTGTGGCCAACCCAATCGTGGTGACTTATACGCAAAATTCTGCGTTTATTTCTACTTACCCTGTAATTAAACAGGCAGCATTGATGTTGCTGACCCACTTGTATAACAACCGTTCAAACACAACTGATGGCAAATTGCATGAAGTTCCATTTGGTGTAGCAACATTGCTAAGACCTTACAAACCACTCATCATGTGAGGCAGTAAATGGGAATCGCACGTTTTGAGAACATAACCATTAACAACCTTTCTTTTGGGAAAAGTTCTTTTGGTGAACAATCAACTACTATTACAAAATGGTTTGAAACTCGTGCGCGTGTTCGCTCTGTGGCCAACAGTGTCCGCATCTCTGACAAGTACAGGGTTTATTCTGACATTGTTGAATTCACTTTGAACTACACACCGAACACCAAAACAATTATTGACAATCAAAATGCTTATTCCCTAACATGGAAATCGTTTGACTGGCGGGTGGATAGTGTTAGGGAATCGGATGACCGCATGACAGTTAAGTTTTTGTGCGTTCGCAATGACCCTGTGGTGGCTGTATGACAGTTCAAAACAACGTCATTAACTACGGCAAGGCAATCCAGTATCAACTGCAAAACATTGTCACGCCTGTGCCTGTATATGCGGCTTTTAACCGCAATTTTGCAACGCAGCCTAAGTTCATTACTTGGATGCTGAGAAATGTTCACCAAGAGGTTTATACAGGCTCGTATCAGTCTGTAAAAGGGATTGATCGACCAGTATTCCAGATAAGCATTTTCACGCAAGTTATAGAAGACGGTTTTACAATTTCCAATCAAGTACTACAATCTCTACACGGTTATAGCGGTATGTTGGGAAACCCTGCTGACGGTGGATTTAATATATCAAAAGCAGATTGCCAGTGGCTGTATAACAGTTATGACAACGAGAATAAGTTGGCGCAAATCTTTATTGATTGCACCATTGATATTCCATCATAAGACACGATTCATTCAACTCTTTAAAGGAAACTTAAAATGGCTTTACCAACAAAAATTTTGCCCGGCTTTAGTGCAACACTATATGCACAGCCTAGCGCCACTCCAACACCTTTGACAATTGCAAACTTGTCGACTTATGCCAGCGTTTCTGCTTTGGCAATTTCTGGCAATTTAGTGCCTGTTGAAGCAATCCCTGCTTTTGGTCAAGATGATGCAGTTGCATCTTTCTCTATTGCTGGTTCACGCCAATCGGACAAGATTCCTGTGCAATCTGCTCCTACTAGCATGACCATCACAGCCGCTTGGAATCCTAGCGACACCGTGTTGTTGTTGCTTCGCGCTGATGCTTACAACGGTACGATTGACCGCACCTTTGTGATTTCTGCAACAGATGGCACAGGCATTGTTAACTACGCCTTCAATGGCCGCGTTAGCCAGTGGACTATTGACTCAGCCCCAGGCGCTGAAGCCAAAGTGACATTCAGCATCCATCCCCGTGGCAATCAATACGGCTGGTCTGCCAGCACCTAATCATGTCTCTTAAAGACTCGATTGCTTTATTGACTAGCACCTACTTGCCCTTTGACCTTGCGGTCAGGGGCATGGAGTTGGATGCAAAAGAAGTGGCTGATGCTTTGGCAAAGGCTACTCCTGATACAGAAGAATTCACAGTTCTTCAACACCTTGCTACATACTTTCCGTATGTACCAACCAAAAAATCAACAGAATAAAACATGACCACGACAATAAAAGACAGCAATGACCTTTTAGGTTTCCTAGTAAGCCAAGCCGAATCTCGAAAGGATTGGTTTGGCTTTTCTCAACAGAGAATGACTGCGGTTAACTTGGCGCACCAGATTGCCCAGAATCACGCAGACAAGATGACTCCCGAAGAAGTGGTGAACTACGCTATTCAAGTAAACCACTTGATTTTTCATAAGATTATTAAGGCGGGTTAAATCATGCAGGCATCTTTCAAAATTGAAGGTTTGAAAGATGTGCTTGCCGCATTTGAAGAATTGGCTCAAGACATTGGCGACAAAAAAGCCACAAGTAAAATCTTAGTGCCAGCCGCACGAGAGGCCATGCAACCTGTTTTATCACAAGCGGTTGCCAATGCACCGATGGACACGGGCGCATTAAGATTATCCCTACAGGTGGAAGCAAGACGACCCACTAGGCGCGACAGAAGGTCGAAATATATTACCGAAAAAGATTCAGTTATTGCGGTGGTGACCACAGCGCCTGGCAAGAAGTTAAAAGCCATGAGCGAGGGCAAAGGCTTAATAAGCAGCCGTAAAAAACTCAAGAAAATGGGCGTTGAAAATGCTGATGCTTTTATGGGAATCAAAAGCGATGCTCGCGCAATAGCACAAGAATTTGGCTCTGCTCACAATCCGGCACATCCGTATTTGAGGCCAGCAATGGAATCCCAAGCCCCTAACACCGCCAAAAGGCTTGGAGATATTATCGGTAGGCGGTTAAATCAATACAAGGCAAAACAGAAATGACGAAATTTAGTTCAGCATTTGGTGAAAAGTATCAGACAAATAAGAAGAACCTATTGGTTCGTTCGTTTGAACTTGGCGGTCATACATTTAAGGTGCGTATTCCTTTGATGGCCGAATCGGATGAGATTTATACAAAAGTCACAAATCCAAATGACGAAACGATAGAAAAAATATATCAAGAATTAACAAAACCTTTGATGCAGTTTGAAAGCAACCAGACTGAAGAATTTAAGTTTGTTGAAAACGACATTTTGGTGGATGGTCGCTCAATGCGCGAAGCGGCCAAGAACAAGGCTATTACAGAGGCTCGCATAACAGAATTCTTTAAATTGCTTGTGCCTGAGTTAGAAGGTGCAAGCCTAGAAGATTTGACATATCAAGACATTGAGGATGAATTCCCTATGTCGGTACAGTTGCAAATCGTTGAAAAAATTGGTGAAGCAATTAGCCCAACATATAAGGAAAGTCGGGGAAACTAATTGGCTCGTTGAAAAGTCAATGTATAGCAGCAATGATTTTCAACGGGCATACAACCGAGACAATTTCTGAGTTAGATGATGTGACGATGGCCAATATTCAAACAATGTATGCGGATGGGTTGATTGGCAACTATGGATTGCTGACGCAACTGGCCACGCTGACAAACGGTGTTTTTAACTATATGAGGGCGGCTAATTCGCCTCCATATAAACTAGCAAATATACTTGGGAGTGCGTATGATTACATCTATCCACCGTTGCCTGAAAGTAGCAAAGAGGCGGCTGTTAACGATAGCCTCTTAATGTTTATGACGCAGGCTCAAGGGTTTGATAAGAAATTGTTTGAGGTAAAACATGGCTAATATGATTGCCCGCCTTGGCGTTGTTCTAGGCTTAGATTCAGCGGAGTTTAGCAAGGGCTTAGACGCGGCTGGAAAGAAACTAGAACAGTTTAGCCAATCTGCTGAAAAATACGGCAAGATTGCTGCAACCGCTTTGGTGGCCGCCAGTGCCGCGGCAATTAAATACGCTGATGATTTGGCAGACGTAGCAGAAGCCAATGAAGTCGCAATTGGTACAGTTTTGCAGTTATCCAATGCTTTGGCCAATTCTGGCGGCAAAGCAGATAACGCAGGCAAGATGCTGTCAGCGTTTGCAAAGTTTATTGACGAGGCGGCTGGTGGCTCAGATAAGGCTCAAAAGACTGCAATTGCTTTAGGCGTGTCTTTAAAGGATTTAGGCAAACTCTCCCAAGAGGAATTGCTTAATAAGTTGGTTGCCAATCTATCCAAAATTGAAGACCCAGTTACACGCAATGCCAAGGCAATGGAGATTTTCTCTAAAGCGGCCAAAGGCGTGGACATGGTTGGCTTTGCTGACAAGATGGCAGAAGCCAATCCGCTTATTGAGCAACAAGAAAAAGCAATTAAAGCCGCGGCTGATACTTATGATTTGTTAGCGCAAACCTCACGCGATGTGATGGTTGTATTGGCCACAGAATTAGGTCCAATTCTAAAATCAACCATTGAATATATGAAAACAATGAGTGATTATGGAATATCACTTAGCGGTATTTTTAAAACTGTATTTCAAACAATTGCAGTTCTAGGTGCTAATGTTGCATTTGTCTTTAAAGGTATTGCCGATGAAATTAAGCATACTTACGAAAATGCCGTTACTTTAGTTACCAAAGGTATTGATGCGGCAATTGAGGGAAATAAAAAATACGATGCTTATCGTGCTTCGCAAAGACAAAACCTAGATTTCTTTGAAGCGCAAGCAATGGGGATAAGTTACGGGCGTACCGGAAACGACCCAAGGCGCACAGATATTAAAAAGCCAACCGCAGGCGGTGGTGGTGGCCGTATAGTTCAAGAATCTAAAGAAGCAGAAGCGGCTCGAAAAAGAGAGATGCAACTGTACGCGCAAGGTGCGGCTAATGCACAAAAGGCAGCGGAAGAAGATGCAAAGGCAAGAGCAGATTTCTTTAGTTCTTACGAAAAAGGAAATGGCGCAGTTGCAGAACGTCAAAGGTTGATGGGCATTGCACTAGAAAACGAAAAAGAATTGATGTTATTGGAAATGAATTCCAGCAATAAACGTCAAGAAGATTACGCGCTAGAGCGTGAGCAGATGTTGATTCGTCAACAACTTTCAAGAAATCTTGAAGAAATTGATGCGCGTAGAGATTTGACCGCAACAGCAAGGGCAGAGGCAGAGGCTCGTGAAACCGCTTTGGCAGAAAAATCATTGGCCATTGCAAAAGAAAAATATCGTTTAACAAGAGGTTTGCGCGAGGGTACTTTTGAAGAAGGCATTACAAAACAAGCGCAAAGATTCTTGCGTGATATGCCAACAGAATTAGAAATGGGTGCAAAAGCCTTTGATTCTTTGATGGGCAATATGGAATCTGCCATTGACAGATTTGTGCGTACTGGCAAGGCAAGTTTTAAAGATTTAGCCAGAAGC